AAAAGAACCTTGAAACAGATAAGAAAAGAACTGGAGTTGAAGCAGGAAGAAAAAGTTGAGGAGACAAAAGAACTTCTCAGGCTGATTCAGGAGGAAGAGAAAAAATGAGTTTGAGACAAAAGCAATCAGAATTTGCCAGAAAGGTGGGCTTACTAATCCTTTTTATTTATGATAAGGGTTATGAGATCACATTTGGGGATGCCTGGGCCAAGACCGGACACTGTAGAGGAAGCTTTCACTACAAACGGCTTGCCATTGATCTCAACTTGTTCAAAGACGGGGAATATTTGACTGGAACTGCAGACCATTATCCCTTTGGTAAGTTCTGGGAATCTTTAGGGGGTACTTGGGGAGGCCGCTGGGGTGATGGAAACCACTATTCCTATCTTGAGGAAAACTCTTACGGGGGGAGAAAATGACAGTATCCGCAGAAACCAATAAAGTCACTTATGATTGTGATGGTGAACAAACGGAGTTCTCATTCAATTTCAAGGTCTTCAAGAAGGCTGACCTCAAAGTTGTCATTGCAGATTCTGATGGGAATGAAACAGTCCTGACCTTAACAACTGACTATACTGTTTCCGGAAACCTGAGTGATGGGGGAAAAATAACAACTGTTGACACCTGGGCGTCAGGAAACACAATCACGATTACCTTGGACATGGACTTTGATCAGCCGACTGATTTGATCTATGGAGGCTCTTACTCCTCTGAGGCCATTGAGACTATGGTGGATCGTGCAGTCAAAATGATCCAGCAACTTGTTGTGGCCTCCAACAGGTCACTCCTCCTGAAAATATCTTCGGAACTCTCTGGCTTGGAACTCCCTGATCCTGAATCAGGTAAATGGTTGTACTCCTCTGATGGAGAAACTCTCCAATGGGCCTCAACGGCAGACCCGGATACCTTGGCTGTATCAGCTTTTGTCGAGACGCTCCTGGATGATGCCACGGCCTCCGCTTTTCTTACAACTCTGGGATTCTCTACTTTTGTCAAAACTCTTATAGACGATGAAGATGCTGCTGCTTTCCTCACGACCCTGGGATTCTCCGCCTTTGCTAAAACTCTCCTGGATGATGAAGATGCTACCACTTTCCTCACGACCTTGGGATTGGATACAGACTTACTGACTCTTTCCCTGCCTGCCAACACGGCCATCTCGGCCTTCGCCAAGACAATTCTGGATGACGCCAATGCTGCCGCTGCCCGGACTACTTTGGGTTGCCCGACTGATCCGGCTGCCGGAACTGCGGGCCTTAGGACACTGGGAACCGGAGCACAACAGGCCGCACCGGGGAACTTTGCAAGTGGAAGTGCTATCATAAAAGCCTGGATATCCTTTAATGGTTCCGGCACTATTGCAATCCGTGACAGTTTCAATGTTGCTTCTATAACAGACAACGACATAGGCGATTATACAATTACCTGGGATACCGATTTTGCGGATGCCAACTACTGTGCCACGGGAATGGTGGGGGATGAAAGTACAAGCCAGAGGGCCGCCCAAGTGTTCATCTGCGCCTGCAGTGCAGGAAGCCTTCACATAATGACTAAACGAGACACGGGGAGTGATATTATTAATTTTGACTTTATCCGAATCAATGTAATGGCAATAGGGGCACAATAATGAAAATCAGAATCCTGTATAATCCGGACAAGACAGTCAGCATCATATATCCCATACCTGCCTCAAGAAGGCCCAAAGAGACAAAAAAGAAATGGTTGGCCAGAGTTTTTGCCAAGGCCAATCCACAGGGACTCCCTTTTGAGGACACGGATACTTCCGAACTGCCTGAAACACGGGAGAAAAGGAGTTTGTGGCGAGGAGAAAAGGGAAAAGCGCTTTGGATTGAGAAGTCCTCATCTGCTCAATAATCTTTCATACTCCCCCATCGTTCCCCAATTTCAAAATCCACTGCAACGGGGGCCAAGAATGTGGAGGGAACAGAGGCACACATTATCTCTTCAATAATCGGCAGGGCAACACTTACCATTTCCTTCGGCATTTCCCAAAGAATTTCATCATGGATTTGTAAAAGCGGTTTGATTCCCAAGTCCGGATAAACGGGCACAAGCCTCCCCATTGCCTCTTTAATAACACCTTGAGCTCCCATCTGGATTGGGGCGTTCCCTGCTTGTCTTTCTGCCTCCATCCGTATCCACTTGTTTGTTGATCGTATCCCGGGAACATATCTGCGGCGCCCCCACATATCTTTGACGTATCCATAACGTTTGGCAAACTCGCCGTTTCGTTTCATATAATCAGCCACTCCGGAGTATATCTCAAACCAGGCCCGGATCTTGTCTTCACATTCTCGGAGGGTCCAGTCTATACCATCTGCGGCAAGTTCCCTTTGGAGGCCCTCGGCCGTAATCATATACAGAATACCGAATCCTACCCGCTTGGCTGGATATCTGTGCTTTTTGGCATCCACCTTGTCTACCGGAATCCCAAATATATCACTGGCAGTCTGAGTATGGATGTCTCCCCCAGACCAGAATATCCCTAGCATTCTCTCATCTTCACTTTCACTCGCCACAACCTTCATCTCTATTGCAGAGTAGTCTCCGGAAACCAGGGTGTACCCAGGAGCGGCAATATAGCAGTCCCGGATTTGTCTTCCCTCTTCAGACCGAACAGGCTGGGCCATCAGATTTGGAGAGGCTGAACTTAATCTTCCAGTAGATGTTCGAGTGACTTTCAAATGAGTGTGAATCCTCCCATCTTCCTTAACAAGTTTTGGGATAGCATCGGCATATGTGGATTTCAGCTTCTGGTATCCTCGCCAATCCATGATATCTTTGACAACCGGATGTATGCTCACATACCTTTTGAGCACTTCTGCTGCTGTGGACTTCTGTTTCCCGCCCTTTTTGGCTTTATGCTTCCCCCCTTTGAGGTGCAACTCCAATTTGTCATAGATCAGGATTGCCATTTGTTGGGAACTCCCGGGATTGACAGCCTTGTTGTCCAATAATCCCCCCACCTGAAGTTGTGGCGAGTGAAAGTGAAGATGAGAGAATGCTAGGGATATTCTGGTCTGGGGGAGACATCCATACTCAGACTGCCAGTGATATATTTGGGATTCCGGTAGACAAGGTGGATGCCAAAAAGCACAGATATCCAGCCAAGCGGGTAGGATTCGGTATTCTGTATATGATTACGGCCGAGGGCCTCCAAAGGGAACTTGCCGCAGATGGTATAGACTGGACCCTCCGAGAATGTGAAGACAAGATCCGGGCCTGGTTTGAGATATACTCCGGAGTGGCTGATTATATGAAACGAAACGGCGAGTTTGCCAAACGTTATGGATACGTCAAAGATATGTGGGGGCGCCGCAGATATGTTCCCGGGATACGATCAACAAACAAGTGGATACGGATGGAGGCAGAAAGACAAGCAGGGAACGCCCCAATCCAGATGGGAGCTCAAGGTGTTATTAAAGAGGCAATGGGGAGGCTTGTGCCCGTTTATCCGGACTTGGGAATCAAACCGCTTTTACAAATCCATGATGAAATTCTTTGGGAAATGCCGAAGGAAATGGTAAGTGTTGCCCTGCCGATTATTGAAGAGATAATGTGTGCCTCTGTTCCCTCCACATTCCTGGCCCCCGTTGCAGTGGATTTTGAAATTGGGGAACGATGGGGGAGTATGAAAGATTATTGAGCAGATGAGGACTTCTCAATCCAAAGCGTTTTTCCCTTTTCTCCTCGCCACAAACTCCTTTTCTCCCGTGTTTCAGGTAATTCGGAAGTATCCGTATCCTCAAAAGGAAGTCCCTGTGGATTGGCCTTGGCAAAAACTCTGGTCAACCATTTCTTTTTTGTCTCTTTGGGCCTTCTTGAGGCAGGTATGGGATATATGATGCTGACTGTCTTGTCCGGATTATACAGGATTCTGATTTTCATTATTGTGCCCCTATTGCCATTACATTGATTCGGATAAAGTCAAAATTAATAATATCACTCCCCGTGTCTCGTTTAGTCATTATGTGAAGGCTTCCTGCACTGCAGGCGCAGATGAACACTTGGGCGGCCCTCTGGCTTGTACTTTCATCCCCCACCATTCCCGTGGCACAGTAGTTGGCATCCGCAAAATCGGTATCCCAGGTAATTGTATAATCGCCTATGTCGTTGTCTGTTATAGAAGCAACATTGAAACTGTCACGGATTGCAATAGTGCCGGAACCATTAAAGGATATCCAGGCTTTTATGATAGCACTTCCACTTGCAAAGTTCCCCGGTGCGGCCTGTTGTGCTCCGGTTCCCAGTGTCCTAAGGCCCGCAGTTCCGGCAGCCGGATCAGTCGGGCAACCCAAAGTAGTCCGGGCAGCGGCAGCATTGGCGTCATCCAGAATTGTCTTGGCGAAGGCCGAGATGGCCGTGTTGGCAGGCAGGGAAAGAGTCAGTAAGTCTGTATCCAATCCCAAGGTCGTGAGGAAAGTGGTAGCATCTTCATCATCCAGGAGAGTTTTAGCAAAGGCGGAGAATCCCAGGGTCGTGAGGAAAGCAGCAGCATCTTCATCGTCTATAAGAGTTTTGACAAAAGTAGAGAATCCCAGAGTTGTAAGAAAGGCGGAGGCCGTGGCATCATCCAGGAGCGTCTCGACAAAGGCTGATACAGCCAAGGTATCCGGGTCTGCCGTTGAGGCCCATTGGAGAGTTTCTCCATCAGAGGAGTACAACCATTTACCCGATTCAGGATCAGGAAGTTCCAAGCCAGAGAGTGCCGAAGATATTTTCAGGAGGAGTGACCTGTTGGAGGCCACAACAAGCTGCTGGATCATTTTGACTGCACGATCCACCATAGTCTCAATAGCCTCGGAGGAGTAAGAGCCCCCATAGATCAAATCAGTCGGCTGATCAAAATCCATGTCCAAGGTAATCGTGATTGTGTTTCCTGACGCCCAGGTGTCAACAGTTGTTATTTTTCCCCCATCACTCAGGTTTCCGGAAACAGTATAGTCAGTTGTTAAGGTCAGGACTGTTTCATTCCCATCAGAATCTGCAATGACAACTTTGAGGTCAGCCTTCTTGAAGACCTTGAAATTGAATGAGAACTCCGTTTGTTCACCATCACAATCATAAGTGACTTTATTGGTTTCTGCGGATACTGTCATTTTCTCCCCCCGTAAGAGTTTTCCTCAAGATAGGAATAGTGGTTTCCATCACCCCAGCGGCCTCCCCAAGTACCCCCTAAAGATTCCCAGAACTTACCAAAGGGATAATGGTCTGCAGTTCCAGTCAAATATTCCCCGTCTTTGAACAAGTTGAGATCAATGGCAAGCCGTTTGTAGTGAAAGCTTCCTCTACAGTGTCCGGTCTTGGCCCAGGCATCCCCAAATGTGATCTCATAACCCTTATCATAAATAAAAAGGATTAGTAAGCCCACCTTTCTGGCAAATTCTGATTGCTTTTGTCTCAAACTCATTTTTTCTCTTCCTCCTGAATCAGCCTGAGAAGTTCTTTTGTCTCCTCAACTTTTTCTTCCTGCTTCAACTCCAGTTCTTTTCTTATCTGTTTCAAGGTTCTTTT